TGTGCTACAGAAAGTAAATCTCTTTCCTTCTGTAAAATGCTTTTCATTCTTTGTTCATCAATCATAATTTCTCCTTCACTATCACACTGCGGACATTGGTGTATAACTTCCGTCGGATTTTCTATTGAGTTCATTAGTTTTATAAAACCATTTCCCTGACATCGGGGACAGATTTTTTTGATTAACATATTTCTTCTCCATCACTTTCAATGCTTTTATTATTTTATTTTTTACTATCTTAGGACTTAATTGTGAATATTCACAAACTAAATTAAAGTCTTCATGATGTAACCACATTTCTTCAACACAATATTTTTTGTTATGTGTTGCATATTGAATTTCTTTTTTCTTAAAAAGATCTTCAATACCAATTATTAAAACATTACGCCAAAGATTTCTAAGTGGATCTTTAGTTTCTTCTAAATTAATTGTTTTTAAACCCTGAAAATTTGCCATTTAACTTCCTTGCTTTCTCATTAATTAAAATATCTAAAGCTTTTGCTCTGGATACCGATACATCAGGAACAATAATCTTCCTAATCTTATCTAACTTGTCACAACTTTCATGTGAAAGTGCAACAGATTTATATTTACTTATGTCTGTCATTAGTATAACCTCTTTCAATATTTAATTTATAGTAACTAATATAGGATAATAATAAACTATTTCAATCCCTAAGTCAATGAAATTTATTTTAACAGTATATATTTGTTCTTTAATATCTGGAGAATGTGTTATTCCACAAGATAAAGAATCAGGATTTAATTACCCAAAAGAATACAACACACACTATGGTTGTGTTCGTGATGGTTTAGGGGAGTCTTTTGAAATATTATTTAATGGTGATTATTTCAATGCCGATGCTATAGAAACTTATAAATTATACCCTAAGTTTGGTTGCGCTCAAGGCGATCCTTTGACTCAACCTGGGACACCTTCTTAATTAATTCATACCACTGATCCCTGAGGCCTGAATCCTTAGTCTTGTTATATTGACGCGCTAGCTCATCTGCTTCACGACTAATTTTTTCTAGTAGCATAATTCTACTCATACTTATCCTTTCTGTTGTCTTTTTTCGTGTTTGTTTCTTCGCTTCTTATGTACACCCGGACGTTTCTTAGGTTTTGGACGTGGCACATAGTGTACAAATTTTTGTTTAGCCATTTTTTATATTATCTTTGATCCATTTCTTATCGGATTCATCAAGTTGTAAGTATCGGATTCTACCATTGATATGTTGTTTAGTATCATGACCACAGTTTGTGCATCTGTAGTATTCTGAAACGATAGCAACCAAAATTGCTTCTTCTTGACACTCTTCACATAGACCATGCACGGTATCTATTTTACTAAATATTTTAAATTGTCTTGTCATACTAAATCTTTTGCCTTTCCAATAATTGGTTTGTATTTAGTTTTACCATTCTCATCACGATATGCAAGTAAGAACTGTTTACGAGGTTGATCGGTTATATAACTACAGTGTACCCAGCCACTATTAGGTTCACCAGGTACATAGAATTCTAGAATCATTTGATCAAAATCTAAATTTTGATATATCCAATCAGCCACTTCCGCATTATCTTTACCGGGACATTCAAAATCAGCAGCACAGCCTTGAGTATGTTGTGAATTTACAGAGCTACCTATCTTGACACATAAAGTTGGACTCCTGAAGCCTGAAGTAATCATTACTGGACCAAAATGATCCCGTACCGGCTGTAAAATATTTTCACACAGTAATTTTAATTTTTCAATTTGATTGGCATTAGGATTGTTATCAACCCCTAATCGTACAGCAGTGTCCGATTTAATTAACTCTTGTAGAGTAAAGTTCCTGGAAAGGTTCATTAGTGATCTAATATTTTTTTTATTGATTTACTTCCATCTATATTTTCTTCTAATTCAGCTTTTACATTACCGCATTTATAAGTGACATTAACATTTATATCACGTTCTGCAAGTCTTTTACCCTTTAAACAATCAGACATAGATTCTTGTATTCTATGTTCTACCATGACTCCTGCAACAAACATACAGAGAGCAACAACACTGCTAATAACCGTTCCCATTAGCAAACTCCCTTTGTTTGTCTTTTAATTTTTCTATATCTTTTTGAGCTTTATCTAGTTGCTTCATTAAAAATTCTATATTAACTTTGTTGGTCATATTCATTTCTTGAGTCTGTTGCATCTTCTCAACCTGTTTATATAAATCTTCAATTAACATAAATTGTTCTGAGTCTGCAGGTAATGAACCCATCAAACCTCTTGGCCATTTAATTCTAAACTCTGTGTTATCTTCAACATCTGATTCCATTAATTGTAATCTAGTATGATGTTGATTCTGTGTTTCAATCAAACCAAAATAAGCCCAGGTGCCTATTGCGACAAGCGCGATCAAACTGGCAACCGTCTTCATTGGCATCTGCACGGCTGCCTCTTCAGAGATAGTAAATGGTTTCTTTATTGACATGATAAACACTCATCAGAATCTGAATCTAATTCTGCTAATGCTTCTTCCTTACATTCTTTGCTGCAAAATAAATCAAATTGATCTTGTGCATCAAACGCTTCTTTACATTGTTTACATTGTTTTCTCATCTTACGGGCCCTCCAAAAAATGCCATGAGACATAATAAAATAATTAATATAGCTGTAAATCGGTAATCCATCCTGGCAATCTCCATTAGAATAACCAACCTTTAATTTTTTGCCACCATGTTTTTTTAACAGGAGCACCTAGTATTAGAGGTCCACATTCACATTTATCACAGATACATGTACCACATTGATTACTTTGAATAAAGTATCCTTTACCAACACAGTGACATTCATGTTCGCAAATATTACAATATTTTTTAGCCATCTTTTTTCTCCAAATCGTAAAACATTTTATCAGAATCTTCTGTTACCCAATCTGCACCTTCAACGTCCCAAACTGTATTTTGTACTTTATAGTCTGGCCAATTGTTTTCAGTTGTATAACTATTTACATGCCAAATGATTCTGTTATTTGGCTGCGCAGCATAGTTGCCGTTTTCTAATTCTATAATGTGAGCACATTTATGCTCTTGTGGAATTTCAGAATGTTCCGTGTTTAATATATTAGACTCTGGATGTGCCCAGTCAACCGTAAATAAATACTGTCCTTTGTAAAATTTTTTATCTTTACCTAAAAATTTACCACTTATGCCAGATAACCAATCAAAGCAATGCACACTAGGATAATAACTAAAACAATTCCACAATTGTAATTGGTCGACTGACATATCCGGCACTTCGGATCTAGAAATATGTTTTTTGAAAAACGCGCTGATAGGCAATCTATAAAAGACCGCACCATTCGGTAACATAATATGAAATAAGAGTGCCTTCCCAGTGATGCTTGCAACGCCGAAGACCACACAGTCTTCACTTTCTCCATGATGTTCTTTAAGATCATATAAATACTCCTTCCGTACTTGGCAATAGATTGGTGGTATATTCGCATTTAAATAAGCCATAGTTCCTCATATTATTTAATTTCGCCCCAATTAGGACCCGATTCATAATCAACCTTGTTAGGAACTTTTAACTCTACTGCATGTTCCATTATTTGTTTTATTTTATCAGCTTGTGCATCTGATTCAACAGAAAAATCTAATTCATCATGTATCTGTATATGAGCTAATAAACCTTCTTTATATAAATCAACCATAGCTTTTTTAGTCATATCTGCAGCAGATCCTTGAATAAGTTTATTTAAAGCTTTGTAAGTAAATGCTCTTCTATATCCATTATTATACCAATAATTTTTCTTTGGATTACCATCTTTATCTTTAATAACTTCTCCATTGTCATCTAATAAATGTGGACCCATTTCTTTTAACTCTAACATAGTTTCATGATCTTCAGCAGGGACAAATGTACCCCAATCAGAACCTCTAAGTATAGGTTCGTATTTAGGAAATCTACATCTTCTACCTAATATAGTTTTTATTCTACCTTTGTTTTGTGCTGCAGCCATAACTCCATTAGTTAATTGTTTTATAAAAGGTACACTACCATGATATTGATTAAACAATTCATCTGCTTTTTGTTTTGTTACTCCTAATTCATTTTGAAGTTTAGTTTTACCCATTCCATAAAATAAACCAAGATTAATTGTCTTAGCATCTTTTCTATCTATGTTTGCTAAATTAGCAACAAGTTGATGGAAGTCTGTATTAGGATTTTGAATATAAGCATCTGCAATTGTTCTAGCAGATTCATATTCAAATCTTATTCCATAATGTGTTACTAATCTTGGTTCTTGTTGTGAGTAATCAAATGTACCCCATTTACAATTTTCTTCAGGTATAAATAAACTTCTTATTAAAGGTCCTGTTTCTGGATCTCTTGCAGGTATTTGTTGCAAGTTTGGATTTGCATAACTAAATCTTCCTGTAACTGTACCCCCGTCATCAGAACGTATTTGATTTATATCAGCATGAATTCTACCATTATGTTCGTGTTTTAAAATAGTATCAATAAATGTTGTACTAACCTTGTTTATTTTTCTAGCTTCTGCTATCATACGAACTATTGGATGTTCATGTTTAGAAATAAAATTTTTAGTAAAAGATGGTGAATCAGTTTTTTCAGTTCTGTCGTAAGGTAATTTTAGTTTTTCAAAAACTTCTGCAATCGATCTTGCCGCCCATATCTGAGTATCTATTCCTGTTTCTTTTTTTATTTGTTGCAATAAGTTTTCTTCTTTTAACGCTAATTCTTTTTTTAATTGATTGGCTCTGGACACGTCTACCCGGACGCCTAGGAAGCGCATATCAACTAAACAAGGGAAAAGATCGGTTTCAAGATTAAATATATCTTGTAGGTCTTCTTCAATAATAATTTTTTTTAAATAATGCCAAAGTTCTAAAGTTAATGCTGCATCTTCTTCTGCATATGCACCTACTTCACTTGCAGGAAGTTTCCACATATCTGCTTTAGGATCTAATCCTCTTTCTTTAGCCGCTGCATTTAATGCACTTTCATTTTTACCTTTATTTAAATATACCCAAGATAATGCATTCAACGTATAATTGTATCTATTTTCATCTATAATAGATGCTGCAATCATAGTGTCTATAATTAAACCATTGATTTTTATATCTAATTTTCTTATCCAAGATACGTCATACATTGCATTATGAAAAATTTTTGTAGCAGGTGATTCGCAAATATCTTTAAACCATTCTAAAGTTTTTTTACGATCTAAATTTGGTCCTTCACCATGTGCTATTGGAAAATAATTTTTATAACCATCTACAGCTACAGCAATACCTACTACTTCACCTACTTCTCTTATAGCTCCTGAACCCAGTTTCTTTAAATCTGGATCTCTGGTTTCTAAGTCGATTGCTATTTCATCTGCTTTCCTTAAATCAGGAAATTCTGTAGGTGCTACCCATTCTGTAGTTGGCATTAACATTATTTCTTTTTACCTATATCTTTCATCTTTTTAATTTCTAATTCACAATAATGAATTATTTTTTCTAAGTCTTGTATGCCATTTTTATTTTTATAACGACACACATACTTAATAACATTTCCCTGAAAAAAAGAAAGGTCATTCTTAGAAATAAATTCATAAGGTTGAATGTGAAACGATTTATAGTGATTCCCGCCTATCTGCTTATCTTGTGGAAATGCATCACTAAATATATCTTTATTTGTCATTATTTTAATACCTCCATTATATTAATTACAAAAAATGTTAATGTTATAGTTATAAATATATCTGATGTTATTATTCTCATGTTTATCCTTTTGTTGTTGTGGCAGTTATTGATTTGGCCTTATGTATGAATACAAGGGAACAGAGAAACCAAATCAAATTTGCTAACCAGGCATGATGCTGCCACCCACCATTCAGAAGTTTCTCTTTCCCGTTCTGTTTATACTTAAAGTATAATTCTTTAAAATTTGTATTCATTACTTTTACTATTTGCTTTCAACATATATAAATTATTTCTAGCTCTTGTTGCTCCTACATACCAAACTCTATGTTCTTCATCATGTTTATTATCACTTTTTTTAACTGATTTTTTTACTAACTTTGCTAAATCTAAACAAAGAATAACACTATCTTCTTCTCCACCTTTAGCCGCATGAATAGTGGATACTTGTATTCTTGGTTCTGCATCTAAATCTTCTCCATTGTCCAACATATTTTTTATGTATTCTCTTTCAGATAAGTCTGCTTCTTCAAAAGCATCATACCATTCTACATTTGAATTCCATTCTTTTGGTGGTGCACCAATAAATTCTTCTATATCTTTTATTTCTTTTTCATCTAATTCAATTCCTCTACACCATGAATTATAATTAACAGATGCAT